TACCGAGGCCCAGTGTTAAGCACATTTGCTGGGGATCGCGGAAAAAACCAGTGGGAAAGGTTTGCGTAACTAACACCAACGACGCGCATGGGATTGCTTTTTATCGCGGGTTTCTTGATCCCGCTTTTGTTTCCGAGTCGGATTCCAACGGGCACCGGCAGCAGCACCGCTATCGGGTCGCTGAACGCAATCAGCGTCAAAGGAAAACCCGGGGGAATTGCGCTTTTTGCGACGATTCGCATTAAAGGCCGCCAATTGTGCAGGTGTTTTGCGCACCTCTGGCGACTGTTTAAACGGTTCACCCCGTTCTTTTTGTTTATCGCGGCGTTGTTTGGACACAGGCTGGACGAGGCCAAGGGATTGAGTGACCAAACCGCCAGCTTTTGGAACGTATTTCGGGACAGGCTTATACGGCAGCTTTTGGTAAACGGGTGCCTTTATAGGATCGACGGGACGCCGATCCGGATACATGGCTTTCCATGTTAGGGACCCTGACTGGATGGCGGGTCGACGTAAGTCAACATTGACCGAAACCTTGGGGGCAAGGTTGCTTTGACTTGTTCGAAGTGTTGACGAAGTTGAGCGGGTGACAGTTGCCCCCGCTCGGGAAGTTCTTCCCTTTTTTCGTCTAGGACGCTTTGCCATATCAATTCCTTTTCGTTGTATAATTCCGCGACGATGGAGTTATCGCGCTGGACAAATGTCAGATTGCCAATCGCATAAGAGATTTCAACGTCATAACCAATTCCGTCGACAGGATCATAACCGTAATGCCGCGAAATGAATTGCTGAAGGGGCAACGGTAACTCACTTGTATCTTGGCAAAGATCGCCAAGGTATTCCGTTATCTCATCGTTTAAAGGCAGGGGTTGCTCAGGGCGTTCAATCGCCCATTTAAGCAAATAGGCATCTATCATCTTTGAATAGAGAGCCGTTTCCCTGCCAACTGGATAATAAAAGGGTTTGCCGGACTGTGAGGGATTGTCGGGGATGGTGAAACGATCCGAATCAGCAAACAGGCTCAAGCCGTTACTGACATGATCTTGGGCGTATTTCAGGAGATACTCCTGCCCAAGCATAGGATTCTTGGAGTACTTCATAACGGCGCGCTTGAGATTATCCTTATTGAGATAGTCCATGATGTAGACAGCGCAGCCTTGTTTCGACCGTGGAATTTGCACGTTAACGTGGCCGTGAGGCCAAGCATCCCACGTCCAGTTTGAATCGAGCATCATTTGAGGGGGTTCTGTTTGCCAGAACATCAATATATGAAAATGCGCTCTTTCAAGCTGGGTCCCATGCTCACCAACCGCAACATATTTAAATTTATGGCCGGCTTTACGCAGGCGTTTGAAGAATAGCTGGACGTGAGAATAATTAATCCAATAGGCATCGACGTTGTCATACCCGCCAGCATACGTCAGCGTCAGGAAGTGAACCGAGTGGCAGGTTTGTTCTTCTGCCAACATGCGACCGATCCAATGGCGTTTGCGCGCAGCGATGCATTCATCGCACTTGCGACAGCTTGCAGCTTTTTTTTCGCCTTGGAATTTGGTCTCGATCATCAAGGGTCTAGTACACATTCAGAGCCGGTTTCTAGGGTGGGGTTTTAGGTCGTGGTGTCAGTTACGCAACAGAGGTCAAGGGGGAGAGCATCTGGTCACCGTCTCAGGGGAGAGGTGACCAGATGTTATGTCAGAAATCGTCCTGGACTTTTTCTGACATTTCATGATTCGGCCTACACTTTTTGATGTAATCAGCGATGGCCTCATCAGTTTCTAGGGCGATTTGGTCCAATCGCTGATTCGTGGCATCATTCGCAGGCTTCTCGGTTATTGCAAACCGCAGTGTTTCGAGAGTGAAATGGATTTCACAATCACACTTTGCAGCAGCGATTTTCGCTAACTGCTGAATAATACGAATTTCGGATAAAGAAAGGTCTTTGCCGAAATCGTAATGCCGAACAACGATGGTCGATAAAGACCACCGCTGTTGCTCCACGTCGGCAACGAGGGGAATACCCTCTTTCTCAGCCTCCTTAACTATCCGTAGAGCCACTTTCGTTTGCGGCTGGCTCTGGCTTAGATACTCCAGAGGCCGAAGCATCCTTGCCGGCGTCAGATTCTTCGTTTTCAGAATGGACACCGCTTGCGACAAGGTCGCCGCGTACCGTTTCCTTTTTCGCGGAGGATGCATCTGATGCAGCAGTTCGAGGTTCAGGTCTAGGGTTCTCTCGGGATCTATCAGCAAAGCGCTTTTCCATTTCTCTACGATCGTTTTCACGATCAATTTCGTTACGGCGCATCATTCTATGAATGGCTTGCATCTCAGGCGTTAGAGGTGAAGGCCGATCCAACGAAGTGAAGATTTCTGTGGACTTTTGCAACCGTTCTTGGACGCGGCTGGATGGCCGCAACCAGATGTCACTAGCGCAGGAAAAGGTAATTTCCCCTTGGCCGGTGACGACAATTTCTTGCTGCCCGGTTCCAAAGCCAAGAATCAGACCAAACTCATTCGTTATGGTGCAGGGTTTGATGGTTCTAATATGGAACGAGATGCCGCCGTCAAACGGCAGCACCTCTTTTTTGTCCCATTCAACCCAATCGCAGGGAGATGTTCTCATGTGTCAGTTCCATCCCCTAGCAGACGATCAGTAGGCACTTGAGCCTCAACCGCGTCGTAATCGCCCTGCGCCTCACGCAGTTGCTCACCAAAGTAAGTAAGGCCGGAAATCTTAACGTCACCAGCTACCCACCATTCGAAGGGGTCCGCATTTTGGGTCGCAAAGACTTCATGGGAGACTTCACTCGAGATGTAGAAGTCTGGCCCGAGCGTTGGGTCAACAACTTCGGTTGACCAGATGCGATTTCGGTTTTCGTCCCAAGCGTCTGATGGACTTGGCCGGTAATATTTACCGCCCACATTTGGGGCGCGTCGCATCCACTCGTGGTTAAGAGGAGCATAACCAAAGAGATCATTTGGCAAAGAGTGGCTTTCATCGACTTCCCCATTTTTAACAGTTGATACGGGTTGCGGGTCCAACTCATCCGCCGTGCGGTTGGGAAGTTGATCGACTGCTGTTGTGCGCATGTAATAATCGCGCTGCCTTTCATAGATCATTTCTGGCAGCACTTGAGCGGCAACAACGATAACACCACCTGTTTGCAAGGCGGGTGAACGTAGGTTCAGACTCAGAGAAGTACGACCGTCGGCAACGGATTTCTGAAGGTTTTCACCATCAGTTGCGTAACGCTCAGACATACCAACGATAGTATCGGTATGATCCAGAAGAATTGGTTGCTTGAGGGTTTCGTCATTCAGACGAATACCAGATAGCAGTTGGTCAATCATCCAATCCTCAGACATACCTTGGTACTGATTGCGCATTTCAGCCCAAGCACGCGTTTCACGAGCTTGTTCAATGTTCGCAAGAGAAAGCGAAACATTGGCTTCCTTGAGTTCTGCGTACAATGCATCGCCATTAAACGCCATGTTGAACCGGAGAGCATCTGCCCCCGTCCCAACAGCGATATAATCGCTAGCGCCGTTAAAGTTGAACGAACTATGGCTAAAGTTCTCGGCACCTTCCCGAAGAATACCGGGAATAGGGATTTGGTTGTCCGTAAAGGAAACGGGAATAGCGCCCTCAATCATTGCAGCGTCGAAGGTTGGAACGACGTGTTTCATTTGGGTATGTTCCCAAAAGGCCGGAGCAAGAGTCGTATCCAAACGATCACGGGCAGTCAGCGAAGAAGACCTTTGAAGCGCGATGTAGTTCCACATCGCATTGTAGGCTTCGATGTAATCGCTATTAATGACAGCCCCAACGGGGGAATGTAATCCGAGAGTTTTAAGGATACCGGGGTCAGTCTCTTGGCCCGGAGGAATGGCGTTGTAAACGTATTGTTCGAACCACTCGACAACAGTTGTGCCGTCACTTTCAGTTTGGCCGTTGTACGAGCGGTCGATTGTTCCCATATCTTGGAACCGATCAAAGGCAAGTTTCGGTACGAGATAAGCCATAGCTGAAACCCGTACGGGGTTCAGGAGCATATCCGCGGTTTCGGCCATTTGAAGGTTAATTTGAAGACGTGAATTCAACACGCCATCCTCACGCAGGAGAGGAATCATTTTAAGCGGCACAAGTTTACCGCCAAAACTGGACGTTACGACGCTAACCGCATCAGTCCGAGTTGTACGAGCATGCCCGACGGGGCCGCGCCGATAGTTTTCGGGCCAAACTTGCGTTGGCCTAATGGCGGTTGAGTGTTGTTTTTGCATTGGGCTTTCCTTTTCAATAGCCGGTTCGATTTGGTCCGGAGCTTACCGGAGTTTTAGGAGTTTTAGGCATTTTTAGAATGTGCCCTTGCTGGGTTACACGGACTTTTTCCCCCAAATCCATAAGGGATTGAAGGCCGTGAATTTCCCCTAAGCCAGAGCCTAAATTGGCTTCAACGGCTTCGGTAGGAACCCAGCCGTAAGGCATCATGTAATGTTGATCTTTAATCCTCAAAACATAGCGACCGCCATATTTTTTGTTTTCCAGAGGGATTTGGATATCTTCAGGGCGGGCGCCAGTAGGGTTAGTTATTTTCCCTACATAATCATCCCGCGCCGTGTCAAACGTACCCGTTTTTTGATCCTTCGCGCCGCTGCCCGTAGATTGCTGCAATGGCGGCAAGGGGTTTTCAATTTGGTAATCCCACCGGTCCTTCCAATCATCCTGCGCCCGTTCTTCGGTAGCGCGCTGAATCGCATCCTGCGCATAGGTTCCTCCAAATGTTTTAATGGCTTCACCTACGGCAGCGCGAGCGCCAAGAGGTGACTGGGTGGTTTGGTAATTTCCAGATTGACCGCCAGTAGAGCGGAGAACGGTAAGAGGATTAAATCCGGCGTTTTTTGCGCCTTTAACGAGCCACTTAAAGCGCTCGTTTTCCATCCGTTCTTTTTCTTTGAAATCCCATTGAGGTTTTTTGCCTTTGCCAAGAACTCCACCCAGTAATTGAGAACCGCCGCTTATAAGAGCGGCTGCTGTTACAGGGTCCATTTTTTTTCCTTTCCTGTTTGGTTTTTTATTCTTGAGACAGTGTCTCAGATAAAGCAACATTTTCTTTATCTATATTCCCGCGCACAAGTGCCTCAGTCATTTGTAGGTTTGTTTTTATGTATTGGAGCCAGTGAAGTTTATCAGCCGGACAAAGATTGTCATGGTGCTGCAATTCTTCAAATATGCCGGTGATTTGTTTTTGCATTTTAGTATTAATATGCATTGTTTGCCTCCTTTGGTTATTATTACAATATAATGTAATTTTTTTGTTTTACAACGTTTTTTTGTTTTTTAGCGCATCGCTTGCGCATATCGGTTCCTCATTCGAGGCGTTGCGTGGCCTATTGTCCTGTATTGGGGTTGTTAGGCGGTAGGACCGAGCGCTGCACGCGGCAAGGGGACGTAAGAAGGCCAACGCTGTTTTGTGTGTTAACGTTGGTGCCATCACGGCTGCGCTAAGGCGCGGCCGCAATGGCGGGCTAAAGCCCAAGAGCGCTTGGCATATAGTTAGTGCCTCCGGCACTGAGAAATGACGACTTCGGGATTTTGCAGGAGCGGGCGGTGCCATCCCTTGGACGAACGGGGAGTTCTGTGACCACCTCACTAGCGTTCGGAGGTGTCATAGCGGCAAACCCCCCCGAGGCCCTAGCGGGCACACGGGTTCGGGGGGGTTACCGGGCCAAGCGTAGACGGGCAGGTTGCTGGGGATAAGAGGAAGGAAAACCAGTGGAAAGGTTTGCGTACCTAACACCAACGACGCGCATGGGATTGCTTTTTATCGCGGGTTTGCTGGTCGCGCTTTTGCTTGCGAGTGGGATTCCATCGAGCACCAGCGGCCGCGCCACTATCAGGTCGCTGAACGCAATCAGCATCAAAGGAAAACCCGGGGGAATTACGCTTTTTGCGACGATTCGCATTAAAAGCCGCCAGTTGTGCCGGTGTTTTACGCACCTCTGGCGAATCTTTAAACGGTTCAACCCGTTCTTTTTGTTTATCGCGGCGTTGTTTGGACACTGGACGGACAAGGCCGAGAGACTGCGTGACCAACCCGCCGGCTTTGGGAACGTACTTAGGAACACGTTCAAAAGGCCGATTCGGGTACTCAGGAGCCTTAATAACTTGGACCGGACTCCGATCAGGATACATGGCTTTCCATGTTACGGACCCTGACTTGATGGCAGGTCGACGTAAGTCAACATTGACCGAAACCTTAGGGGCAAGGTTGCTTTGACTAGTTCGAAGTGTTGACGAAGTTGAGCGGGTGACAGTTGTCCCCGCTCGGGAAGTTCTTCCCTTTTTTCGTCTAGGACGCTTTGCCATATCAATTCCTTTTCGTTGTATAATTCCGCGACGATGGAGTTATCGCGCTG